GGCTTATAATAGCGATTGCCGCGCTGCGAACATTCGATGTGGAGGGCACGAAGGCAGACAATTACTGGCTGTACGTACTTGACTCTGTAGTCATCAAAGATTACGTACTTCTGGGTGGGTGTATCATCAGAATACTCAATGGTCTTCCAAGTGGATCAAAAGCCACAACGATAATTGGTTCACTGGTTAATCTGTTTATTTTGTGTGAATGTACGATAGCCCAAGGAATTCGTCTATTCAAGTGTGTTGTTGGGGGAGATGATTTCCTAATCATCCTGCTTGAAAAATGCCGTGCCGATTTCGTTGAGAATTTTATGAAAACGGCCGAAGGACTTGGATTCATACTGAAAGATAATTATAAATTTTCTACACCTAACCCTGAAAAAACTTGAGGATTGTTGTTCGTTTTACAAGTACTGTATTTTCGAAGGCGAACCTCATATGCGTAAAGAACATTTACTGCAAATAATATTTGCACCGTGGGAGAAGTTTCGATACACACCCGCGGGGCAGGCCGAGCGAATTCTCGAGACGCTAGCGGCGATCGGAAAACCCGGCACTCACTGTGACCCTATGTATGCATACTATGTGTTTCTGCGCGACATTGAAAGACATGGTGCTTCCCCCAATATTAATATTGAACGAAGAGTCGACGATGCGCAAAGAGACCTACGATTCATCACAAAAGAACATGAGAGGGTATACGTTAACGTATGTTTGGACAAAAACGCAACGTACGCTGAAAGATTTCCACATATGACGAAACACACAAGCGTGCTTTCCGCAATTGAAAGACGACGAAAACTATTTACACTGCCAGTAATAAATATAATTTGCTTATTAATTATTGATATGTGCTGCGATACTGACTTTATCAGCAAATACATCCGTGGTAGGAATTTTACATGTGGCGGCAACTTCATTGATTTCTTTATCGCGCCACCCGGTATTCCTACGGTTGATGGCAAAATGAAGCCTGTGGGCCGTGCATATTATAAAGTAGCAAATTTATTCACGATGCGCAACACACAGCTGCTAACAACGTAGCTAACACCGATTTGCCTTTAAAACCGGCTTCCTCCATCTTAAGATGGTGGTGTAAGTCCCTGGCAAATAGGCGTCCTTGTCTATGACACGGTGTAAGTCCTAACAAACTGACTCATAGTTTAAGCAGTAAAAACGCATCCTGAGAAGGATGAGATACGTAGTGCAAGTCTATGTTGAGTCTCCAGAGACGGAGTGGTCCTACACGCTTTGGTTATCTCTGTGTACGCGGGTTCAACTCCCGCGGTCTCTACCCGTGCCTCGTGCACCAACCTTATGATTAATGTTACTACAATATCAGAATGCGTAAATTCGCTTGCTTTACTGCTGGTGCGTTCCTGTGTGCAACTTGCCCTTATATCGGGGTACTTTCAGGATACGTTGCCCCGGTTGGCATTTCACTGATCTCTGCGTCACCTTATGTGTAACGCCGACGACATTTGTGGTCCTCCTACTCGTATAGGGGAGTCGCAATTTCTTTCTTCTGTACCAGGTCCTGCTGCTCCTGGTACCTGTCCTGTAATTCCTTCATCGCCCCCGCCAACTAGCAAACCGCTATGTAAAGACAGACCGAATACTGACTGCTCATTTCTTGACGCAGATAATCATGTTCGTCGTGCAGCGAGTGGGGCAATGTGCAAGGAAGAGGTACTCTCTGGTACCATCATCGCTTGTAAGGCAGTAGAACTTATGATTTGCTGTCCGACACAACGACGCAAGCACCTATGCGAGCTCTGGTTCTATGCTGGCAGAGGAGGTGCTTTCATACCCGGGTTCTTCAGCATGGGTGCGGCTGCACTAGGGAAGATCGACCCCAGACTAGGTCTAGTTGTTAGTGCTGTCGGCGGATGGGTGGTCCAAAACCTCAATTTAGTTAATGCATTGCTTGTAGAAATGTATGCGACCGATCTCTGTGAGTGTGGTGTGCCTGTTGAAGGTAGTTGTCTTGGTGCTCCGATGCCGGATGCACTTACTAAGATACCGCTTCTTCCGCAGCCACTTCCACGAGAAGAGTTATCTGCTCGTATTCACGCAATGCCAAGAGGAGGGTGTTGCTCTGCTGATGATCCGATTGATGTCGACTGCTTTGTCGATTTAGACTTTGATTATCAATAACGCTATGTTTGAGCGCACACTTCTACTCGCGACCGGAGTTTCAACCTCGTTAATGCTTCTTGCACGTACGGCTTCCTCCGTTCGCCAATTCCAGATATTAACCTTTGAGTTAGCCCAGAAAAGAGCACATCTTATGGAAAACAGTAACAACAGTAAAATAACATATAAAACGGAGCAAGGTACTTCGCAGACTGAAAAACGAGATCCAAAACTTTCATCGAAAATTGCAACTGCAAAAGATGATGTGTGTGGGGTTACTGGTTTAGAGATTGTGAAGGACGAGGACTCTGGTGAATTATTTAACCAAGATCAATTTAATGACAACGTTAAAGCAGAATCAAAGTTCACCCTGGACGAAAGAGGAGCAATTAAAGAATTGCTCTCCAGTGGTACCTATTCGAGTACAATTGAGCTGGCTAGTAGACTCGACAAGCCCGGCACGATATCAAAGACGGCACCAGAAAATGAGACGCGGGAACGTAGAGCAGCCTACAAAATATCGCAACTAGCGAAACACGCGTTGTCGGATAAAATTAAGGCGCGTATTGTCGAAAAGACCGGAAATTGGCAGCCCACTCGACAGGGCGAGAAAACTATGCAGAATATGTATGCTGAGATGATTGGATCTGGAAATCCAACTTTCAAAATAATAGACAAACTGTGTGACACGCGCTTAAACAAACAAGTATCGACTGATTCCTGGGTGGATCTGTTAAAAGCGCGCGATGCAGAAATTAGTGAAGAACTGACGAAGTGGGAGGCTAGAAGTGGGAAATACTTCGAAGAAGCTTTTGATGATGTCTGTGCTAGACTAGAAATAAATATGGCCCCAGACGCCGAAAAGGTTGCATCCTCGTTCACGTCTATCAACAAACCAGCGCGGTTAGAATTTGAAAAGAGATGCAAAGAATTTGTCGAAGCAGAAGCACCCATGGTGGCGCGAATAGCGGCATTGGGTGCGTCAGATTTGCATCCAGATGTTATCATGGATACGAAATGGCTACTTGAGGAGTGGCAAGAAAAATGGCAGGAGAAATATGCAGTTATGTTTCAAGACAGAGAGCTGAAGTCCAACGTAGCGTCCTTTAGACGCCGCCACTTCAAAAGTTTAGTCAACAAGATGCGTGACGCGGAGCTCGCAAAATTTAAAAGAGAGGGGGTAAAATATAGACTGAATTCGCCCTCGTTGTAAACCGTCCCGATCGAAAGTAAAGCGTATATTCTACGAATTTGTTGAAAAAGCGATAGCATATCTAGAGGCAAATTCAAGTGGTGCGTTCTATAGCGGCGATTTCTCGCCCAATAGTGCTACCCGCATCCAGCGTCGGAACGCAAAACTGTCTACGCG